CCAAGTCATTCTTGGTTGCAAGCTGTGTAGTGTCTACGACTGGTACTTTAGACTTGGTGACAAACGGATCACCACCGTTTTGGAGTTTGGTGTCAATGAGAGCGTCCAGACCTAAGTCAACGTGCTTCTCTTTGATGTTGGTGGTCATCTGTGCTTGTAATGTCGCATAAGTCGGAAATAACTCGTAAGCTTTAGTAGTCTGTAATGCTCCGCCTTGGTTGGCTTGAAGCGCCCCAATATCACGACCAATGGATTCTATAGCTTTTTTTAATTTATCCATTCAGTACCTCCTTAGAGGGTATTTTTAGCCGTTGTATAGATTTGTACGAAGTCGGTGTTTTCAAGATCGGTGAATTTTTGACCAAGTTCAGTCATTTTAGACACAATCGCACTGTCTGAGCTTCCGCCCGCTTGGATTTTTTCAGCGATTTCTTTGAGCGTGTCCAATTCTTCTGGTACGCCCTCGCCCAGAATTGCCGTTTTGACACCTTGAATAGCCGTGTCTAACTGTTGCTGTGTGATCCCGCCTTGGCCGATTTCTGACTTGTCAGCCTTGCTTGTAAGCGTGGTCTTGATTTCCTTAATGTCAGCACCGACCGCTTGGGCGAATTGTGTTAATTTTTCTGTGTTTAAAGTCATAGTATATCCTTTCAAATTTTAGCTAGATTGTATAACGTTGTTAAATCTGGCAATTCTTCTGTCTGTGGGCCGTTTGGGTGCGCCGAAATATACTTGTCGATCTCTTCCTTGACGTCGTTTTTAACAAGCGCAAGGACTTGCTCGCTTGTGTACTCGTCCGCTGACTGGACCACGTCTACCCGGACACTCTGGTCACTTGGGAATACATAGCCACCCGCCACCACCTCAACAAGATAGCTCTCGACGGGAAGGACTTTCGGAATTTTAAAGGTCACTTTTGACCCTTGGACAGTCGCACTAAATGACACTTTGCCTTTCTTGCTGACAAAGTGGATTGTAGCTTCTTGCCCGTCAAGGTCAATCGGTACCCAGTTCTCATCGTACATCGCAAAACCAAAAAGGGAGGCAGAATCGCCTTGTTTGACGATTTTACCACCCTCAAATTGTTTAAGATTGGTAGAGTTTAATCTCAATTTTCTACCTCCTTTTAGTTTTAGTTTCCAGTTTGACCTTGCGTAGCTTGTCCACGTTCTTCAATGGCTTTAACCACTGATGCGCTAGCTCCTTCAATGGCTTTAGCAACTTCTGCCGAATCGCTTGATTGACTGGCAAGGAAACGTTCAAAATCGCCATCATCGAGTTTTAGATGTTTAGCACCGTTCGATTTCAATTCATCAACCGTTCCCATGCTACCAATACCAAATACACGACCATTCACAATTCCGACATATCCTTGCTTTCCGCTTGTGCTTCTAACTACAAAATTCATATCTTCTTCCTCTTCTTTCTTGCTTAATTTGCTTCCAATGATAACTACATTTTTATCCAGTCCACCAGATAACCCTGTACTGGTGAATTGCCACCAGCGTGTATGATCCAAGTCTGGATACACACCCCAGTAAGGTTCAGGGCGTACCTCGTAATCGGGGTACGCTGCAATCCATAGACTGTTTGGGTATCTAGCAGTAATCTGCTCAACATAGATATTAGCCAATGTATAAGGCTTGTAGCTATAATAGATAGGCTCAAAACCGTTTGCCTTACAGATGTCCATAAATGCCAAAACAGCGTTAGTATTGGCTTGTTTATCCCCACTAGCACCGTCTTCATAGTCACAAACCAGATAGCGTGGACGTGATGGCAAGTTAGCGATGAAATAGTTAGCTTCAGCTTGTGCTGTCGCTACATCCCCGCCAAAGCGTGCAAAATGATAGTAACCAATACAATTACTTGTATTTGTCTGTTGGGTTGCTACTGGACTAACCCAACCTACACCCTCTGTCACTTTGATAATAGTGTTACTAGTGCCCGAAGCTTGACAGATACCAGTTAAGTCTGCTGACTGGTAAGCTGACACATCGATGAAATAATCACCCTTACCAAGTCCACCCGATTCAGTTTCAGAATCATCAAATGGTAGCTCGAACCAACCAACCATGCGTTGGCTTGGTGCGTTCCAGTCGACATAACTAAATGTTCCATCATCTGACAAGTTCCTGCGAACTCTGCGAACCCATCCACCGTTATAAAGAGCATCTGCATTGCCGTCTATATTCTGCTCGATGGTTGTGATCATTCCGTCTGCGTGTTCTGCCACCACGAATCCAATATGACCAAATGGATGATTTGGCGAACAATCAGAAACGAATACAGACCCGATAGGAGGGTTGTTAGAACCGTTGAAATACGTAACTTTCAACCCCAGCGTTGAGGCTCTGTCAAGTCCGTTGATAGCGTTTAAGTAGCTAAAATTGAGATTGTACAATCCTTGGTACTGCAAGATATTGTCAATTAAAGCCACGCATTGCCCACCATACGGGTTGGTCGGCACGGTAACACGTTGATTAACTACGCTGTCTAACGTATCTAATAATTGTCTTTGAGTAGTCAAGAGACCGCCTCCTTTATGTTAATCTTGGTTAGGCTCTTTATATCCTAGCGCACGGCTTGAATCGCTCAATCCAGCAGTAGTTGGATCATTGACCACTCCGACAAGCACGAAGAATGCAAACAACACATTGACGAACACCAAGATTTTATCAATGGTTTGTCCAAACTCTAGCTTGATACCAAAGATATCTGCAAATGCTTGAAATAGCAACGCAAGAGCTGGTACTAAAGCGAGCCAAAAGTTTTTGTTTTTCAAACGTACTGACCAGTTAATTTTATTCATGTTAATTCCTCACATCTAAATTATTGTATTTTTTATATAGGGCATCAATGTATCCATTGCCACCCAATTTCTTATAACTTTTATGCATCTTATGAATGATATCTGATTCGTGGACTGTGGTATATCCACGCTTGATAGCCGTAGAGATGTCACGCTCTAGCCTCAAATACATTGTGACTAGATGCGCTTCATCATGTACGGCTAACTTATCATTCACTTCATTGATTTTCTTATTATTATCCTCACCCACAACTTTAACGGTCTCTACCGCCTGTTGGATTGTTCCTAGTTCGTCTTTTAATTCGTTAAACTGTTCTTTGTTTAAGTTTGCAGATTTACTAGCTTTCATCCCAAACCAGCCAGTAGCAATCACTCCGAAAGTCGGGGCGAGGTGTGCGATCAAATCAGAGAATGTCACTCAATCACCTCAATTCTATGCCAGTGGTTGAGTTTCTAAATCAGTATTTTCTTTCGGTTTCGTCCACTTCCAAACTGCCAGCTTGCCGTTTTGCTCAAGGCTTGCAAGCTGATCAATAGTTTCACTGTTATAAGTGAAATCACTATTGACTTGCACCATCACACGGTTACCCTCACCATACAATGCATTGTGTGTAGCATCTTCGATTGCAAAGATTTCTTGTGACTTGTAGGTTTTACCAGACTGTCCAAGATCAACCAACTCAAGGCCACGCTTGTAGATTGTTGGATCTAATGGGTTATCCGTATCAGTTACTCGTGCCAATACTGCCCAATCCGCTACTGCTTTCACTTCTGCGATTTTTGTATCTTTCTCAGCAAGTTTAGCCTCGTAGTCTTCAGCTTGAGTGTGCAAGTCTTCTTGTAGTTTTTTTACACCGTCCGCAGGATTAAACTCGGTTGCGATCTGACCCAATACCGCTTGGATCAATGATTCGTCTGATTCGTTGGTACGGTCACCAATCAATACACGGTCAAACGCTGTGTATGGTGCGTCTTGTCGAATTGCTACGAATGTTTTGTTAGTTTCTTGTAAATACTTGTTTACTACTTTAAATGTCATATATTATTTCCCTTCTTTGTTTGCTACTTCGTCAAATAATTCTTTGAGTGCTTCGTCTGATTCTAGCACGCCATTTACACGCTCTAGCGACTGTTTCAAGCGTTCATTTTCTTCCAAGGCTTCATTGTATGCCACCTTGAAATTAACGCTCTCTACAGTCAAATTAGCTACCTTAATAGCCAATTCGTTTACGATTTTATCTACTGTGTTCATCTGTTGTTACCTTTTATCATATATGTGGTCTACTATAACCAAAATTGTTAAGAAACCCGTTTATAACGGTTTTCATGGCCTCAGTCATGCCTATCTGTCCAAGAGCGTGTGCCCACAGTTTCCACAGCGCAGCAACGCTATCATCTAGACGGATAAATTCTGTTGGGTTATCTGTGTCTGATTTTGTTTTCTTTGGAATGACAAAGTGCCTACACCAAATTTCTGAGTTTTTGTTCCAGGCACCCGGAACCAAAGTCTGGGTTACTACACTAAAATTCCAGCCATCATCACCCGAAGCATGACGCATATAGTTGTAGTCCCCAAATTGAAAAATTTTATCGACTGAATTATTGGAATTATTGTCAATGACGACACCAGAGAACGAAGCGGAATTCCAATTCTCTGATCCATTGCGATTACTGCCGATAATAGTACGCGCGTGATTTTGATTATTCTCTCTTTGAGCTTCATACCGAATAAATTGAGTTGGATAACCATTAAATTCCCGCACGATACCTACGTTATCGCCATTTAGTCTGATTTTTTTATTATTAAGGTCCATTGAAAGAGATCCATCTAGTGCCTCAATTCTACCACCTCGCAAAATCATCCCTTGCATTGTTCCGGCTAAGATGTTGCTTGCATTAACGTTTATAACGTTGATCTGGCTTGCATCAATCGTACCTCCCGTGATTTTATTTGCGTTAAGGTTGGCAATCATGCCGTCCTTAATGACTGCATTATCAATCTTGGTTTGACCCGTGATATGCGTTAACCGTCCATCAATTCGGTTCGTACCGTTAGCAAGTACGTTGATTGAGTTCAACACATCACCGTTACTGTTGAGGTTTTTTACTGCCCACGACCCCGCAAGCTGTGTAACTTGCGTTCTGACTGCTTCAATCGGTTCTGCGCTGTCCTCTG